CTGGGTGAGCAGATCATGGAATATATCACCGAGAGCATTAAGCGGAGGCAGTTAGGATTAGCATGAAAAAAGATATCTTTATTTTCAATGGCGAGACATCCTCAGATCACGGACTGATGCTCGAAGAAGCGGATATTTTTCCCGCGCCTAAAAGACGTCAGACAGTAGTCACTATCCCGGGTAAGAGCGGAAGCATTATCCGGGATGAGGGCTGCTGGGATGATGTCCCGGTCAAGTATCAGGTGTCGCTCCGCCGTGATCTTCCTATCAGATGGCAGGATGTTTTGTCCTGGCTTTCACTTTGCCAGGGATACTGCAGGCTTGAGAACTCCATTCAGCCGGAGCACTTCAGACTTGCATATTATCAGGGCGGCATCGACGTTCAGCAGCTGCGCACGTTCAAGTCAGCAAGGACCGTGATCGAGTTCACGGCACGTCCCGAGCTGTATCTGAAGGACGGAGAGGTCCCCGTTACCATCGAAAGAGGCGCTAATGAGAGCGCGACTGCAGTGATCGTAAATCCGACGATGTATGAGGCCAAGCCTCTCATCAAGGTCATGGGTACCGGCAACGGAACCATAACCATTCAGGGACAAACCATGACCATCACGGGCATGGCCGATTATCTGTATATCGACTGCGAGGAGCAGGACGTTTACAGGCTCCGCGCGGAGAACAAAAACTCACTGGCAAGCGGAGTATTCCCGGATATCGTTCCGGGTGAGAACAACATTGTTATAACAGGTTTCACGAGTGTGGAGATCGTTCCGAGGTTCTACACTCTTTAAGGAGATAGTATGGCTTATCCAGTTCTTTATGCTTCAATAGTACCCGGGACCGTCCCGACAGATCTCGGCCTCGGTGTATTATCTCCTATCAGCTGTTATGTTGAGGAGTCAAGGAACGGCATATATGAGCTGCAGATGGTTTATCCTGCCAACGGCCTGCATGCCTCCGAGATCGCCACAAGGCGACTCATCAAGGCTAAGCCGAACTTCACGGATGATCCGCAGCTCTTCAGGATCTACAAAGTAGGGAAGACGCTGAACGGCCAGTTTTCCGTCTATGCCCGTCATATTTCCTATGGATTGGATGATCTCACTATCGTATCCGGTACAGCTGACAACGTAGTTGCTGCATGTTTGTTACTGCAGGCAGCTGCTCCCGGATATACATTCTCGACGGATAAGTCAGGCTCAGGGACTTTTGAGATCGCGGAGCCTTCTTCCGTCAGATCGTGGCTCGCAGGAAAACAGGGCTCACTCCTCGACGTGTATGGTACGGGTGAGTATTACTTCAACAATTTCAACGTGCAGCTCAAACTGCACAGAGGCGTAACCACGCCCAGAACTACGATCAGATACGGCAAGAACCTCATGCAGCTCTCCCAGGAGCTGTCATCGGAGAACCTTGCCACTTCAATTCAGGCATATTACAAGTCCACCGACGGTGATCTGGTCGTTGGCAATGAGATCTCGACAGGGCTCACGCTGGATGCACCGGTGAAGAAGCTTATTGACTGCTCTCAGGACTTTGAAGAAACTCCGTCAGTCGCTGACCTTGATGCAGCGGCTACGGCATATATCAGTGGTCATGAGCTGACCGTACCGACGAATAACATCACTCTGGACTTCGCACAGATAGATTCACTCACAGAGCGCGTCGATCTCTGCGATATGGTTAACATCTACTATGCAGCATACGGCATCACGGCAACGGCAAAGTGCATCCGTACCAAGTGGGATGTTTTACAGGAACGTTATGTTGAAACCGAGTTCGGCGATGCGAAGACTACGCTCTCGGATCTTCTCGACAATAACGAGGCTATTGCGGACGCGGAAGCAACAGCTGCTTCTGCACTGGCAGTGGCAAACTCGAAGAAGAGAGTATTCACCACAACTCCGGTGCCTCCGTATGATGTCAACGATATCTGGATAAATGAAGAGAAGATCTTCTACTGCAATACTGCGAAGAAGACAGGTCAGGTCTTCAGCGAAGACGACTGGTCAGAAGTCGATACTGTTGACAGCACGGCTATGGCAGACGCCATCAGCTACGCTTCAGCTCTTATCACGGGCAATGCGGGCGGATACGTCATCCTTCACGATTCTGACGGCGACGGGAGCCCTGACGAGCTCTTAGTGGTCAACTATCCCGATATCAACGATGCGAGATGCAACAGGGTATGGAGATGGAACCTCGGAGGCCTGGGCTTTGCAAACAGCTATGCCTCCGACGATTACCGTACTGCTCTGACAGCTGACGGACGCATAAACGCTGACATGATTACGACAGGAACGCTCAATGCGAGCCTGGCCAAGATCATCAACCTGTCAGCGACCATGTTCACGGGTGCGACTATCACTCTGGGCGGATATGAGGATCAGGATGGAAAGATGCTCATCAAGAACTCCCAGAACGTCACGATCGGAACCATCGACACAAACGGCATGGAATTCTTCGGCGAAGCGGTCGGAGGCGTGACGCCTTCCGTAGTCTTTGACAAGAACGGTATGACCGGATACTCGGATAAGGATCATAAGGATACTTCTGCGATATTCTGGACAAAGAAGAATGAATTTCACATGAAAAATGCAGTAGTCGAGAATGAAGCATCCTTCGGAGGCAAGATTAGGTTCGTTCCGCTTCAGAATAGTACGAATAATGGTATTGCTATTGTAAAGGCGGTGTGATATGGCTTCGAGCGGAAATTTTAGCACAAACAAATATAGTACGAGTAGCCACGGCACTATTGGCTTGAACTTGTCGTGGTCTATTCAGTCGCAAAGCATTGCAAACAATACAAGCACAATTAAGTGGACGCTGAAATCGAACGGCACAATGTCGAGCGGTTATTATGTTCAAGCAGGTCCCGTTACCGTTGTTATCGGCGGTAAGACGGTTTTGAACACAAAATCCCGCTTCAACATGCGTGGTAGTGGCGGATATAGCGAGTCAGGAACCATAACAATAGCGCACAGCGAAGACGGCTCAAAGTCCGTTTCGATGTCGGTTAAAGCGGCTATCTATTCGGCTTCGGTAAACTGCACGGGTTCAAAGACCTATGCACTCGACAAAATAAACCGTTACGCGCTTATAAGCTCGGCCACAGACTTTGACGATGAAGGAAACCCGACGGTTGTTTACACTAACCCCGCGGGTGATATGGTGTCAGACATCTTCGTTCGTTTGAAGTGGTTAAACGCAGACGGCGTTACGCAGGAAGCGACGGATTGGTCTTCGGAGCTTGACGGTAGCGGCGGTTCATACACCTTTGACCTTACCGATTACCGCACGGCATTAAGAGCGGCCTGCCCGAATAGCAATAGTCTTGCCGTTACGGTTGACCTTAAATCGACCTTAACGGTATCGGGCGTTAGCACGGAATACCACTCCGAAAAAGCTATAACCATGAGCATTGTGAACGCAGCTCCACAGGCGGGCGCGGTCACGTTTGAGGATACCAACTCGGCTGTCTCCGGAGTAACCGGAGATGACCAGATAATAGTTCAGGGACAGTCAACGCTGCATATCATCACGGCTGCATCCACGGCCTTGAAGGGCGCGAGCATATCGAGCTATGTAATCAACTTCAACGGCGTAAATTATGACATCACGAGTGATCGATACCTGGACATCGTCAAGCCACCGTACTCAGGCACATTCGTTGCGACTGTAACAACAACGGACAGCCGTGGCAATACTGCAACGGCTACGGCGACCATCGTTATCACGCCCTGGGCAGCTCCGTCAGCTGACTGCACTGCCGAGCGTGTAAACGGCTTTGAAACAAATACGGTCCTGACGGTAGATGGAACGATATCAACTGTCACGGGCAGTTCAATGGCGATCTCCGAGAGACATAGGAAGGTCGGAGGCTCCTGGATCGGCCCAAACCCTGTCACGGATAACACACCGACGACACTCTCACTCGACTATACGGATGAGTGGGAGATCGAGGTCAGCGTTTCAGACAGCTTCACGACTTTAACTCCGACGGTATATGTTATCCCGGTAGGAAAGGGCATCCCGCCAGCCTTCGTCGATGTCGATAAGAACTCGCTTGGCGTTAACGGATTCCCTGATGATGATGACCAGCTCTTTGTGGGCGGAAATGGTCACATCAAAGTGCAAGACGTCCCAAATAACGGAGCCGTAATCCTGCCTCATAAATATTCGTCAACTCCGCAGATAGTCGGCTACTGGACAGACGGAAGAGCGATCTGGGAAGAAACGATAGATCTTTCTTCATCTGTTACGGTCAATGCAAATGCGTGGAATAACTCAGTCTATACATTCGACACGGCCGTAACTGTTCTCAATGCGGAAGTCTATTACATAGACAGTCAGACAGGCGTGATAAATCACTGGGCGTTCATGGCAACAGGCACCTCGACAGACGGATTAAAGCTCTGCCTTTATAACTCGAGAGATGCTTCATGCGTGGTCACACGCATCGTCGTTCGATACTTAAAACCAAGTACATAAATAAAGGAGGAAAAAGATGCAAACCATTAACTTGAATCTCGTTCCGGGAAAAGTCAGACCGGTTGTGCATGCTTCCCAGTACGACGTCGGAAGAACGTTCCGATGCAATCTGTTCGATGGAAGCCTGGCATATACGCTCGACGCCGCAGCTGAGGTCTCGATCGAAGGTCAGAAGCCTGACAGCTGTATCTTCATTTATGAAGTATCACACGGCGCCACGACTTATGTTGACATTACCACCACCGAGCAGATGACTGCCGTATCCGGACTTACCGAGTGCGAGCTGAGAATCAGACTGAACGGAGATGACGTCGGTACTGCCAACTTCCTGCTCGAAGTCGAAAAGGCTTCAACCGAGAATGGCGTTATATCTGAGTCTGATATTTCGCTTCTCAGGGAAGTCGAAGACGCAGCTGAGTCTGCAAGGGCAGATGCGATAGGAGCTGCAAGCGAAGCGGCGGCATCCGCAGCTGACGCGGAAGATTCTGCGACGGCGGCAGCAATATCCGAAGAACAGGCAGCTGCATGGGCGGCTTCTGCTGCTCACAAGCTGACGTTTTGGAGAGATCCGACAGATAACGGCCTTAACTGGACTTATGATCCTGATCTACCTGAAGAATAAAAAGGAGGAATATTAAAATGGCAGCAGAAACAGGAAACTTTCCACGCGACGCATCAATCATGGAGATCGCTGCCCAGCTCGTTCATCAGAATACCATCCTTGAGCGCATGGCTATTGCTCAGGGAGCTTCGTTGCCTGATGTTGACTGGAATGAGATCGCAGAGATTGTAAGAGGCGGAAATGCTTCAAGAGATTTCAGCATCGGCGATCAGATCGTTGACAGCTGGACAGATCAGAACAACGTCAAGTACGCATTCCCTTGGGATGTAGTCGCTTTCGGCAACTTTGAGAAGCATGACGGCACCGTAGTCCCGGGCATGGTCCTTCAGGCTCACTATTGTGATCCTGTTGCTATGCAGTTCTCGGGATGTGCAGCGCTTCTTCATTGTCCGTCAGGACTCGCTGCAGGCACTTATCACTTCAAGTGTTCTGCGACTTGGGGCAACATAACTGCAAATACTGATTATCAGTTCACTCTTGCCAATGCGGTACCGGAAGGCGGTCTCGTTTGTGGACCTCAGAACTGGCCAGACGTTGCAATGGCAAACTGGAAGATCACGACCTATGCAAGCAACACTTCCACAACACCTATCGAGCAGGTCGCCCTGACAGCAGGCAACAGCGGAACGGATCTCGGAACGTTCACTCAGGGCTATTCATCAGCTACGATGAACGGCTTCCAGACCACTGCATACGGTTACAACAGATGGTCAAAGTCAGCCATCAGACAGTGGCTCAATTCCGAAGCAGCTGCAGGCGCTTGGTGGCATCCGCAGACTGTCTGGGATATGGCACCGTCAAAGGCAGCTCAGTACAGAGGCTTCCTCGGAGGTTTCTCTGACGACTTCAAGCACATCCTTCACGAGACCAAGATCAAGACAGCTCTGAATAACTTTGACAAGACATCG